CATTTAAGAAATGTTGCCCCGGGAATATATGTCCTTGAAGAGGATTATAGAAATACTGGCAAAAGAGCCACGGCTAAAAACTACAAACATTTCTATCATTGGATCATACAAACATCTCAAGGTGTAACCGAAGACATAGGTAGTTGGATTGTGTATGATCCCAAAACCAAGCAGATTAAAAAGCGTTTTAAAACACACACAGCCGGCAAGAGTTATGCTCGTACCCATGGCCTAGGCTTTGCCAGTTCAGAGTTTTACTTTGATCGCGTCAAAGACAAAGGTGTAGCAGAAGGCTCAAATCCTTGGGGACCCCAAGGACGCTTTGTAGGCGATACCGGTCCTACACAGGTTAGTACTACTGTGGCACGTCACGTGTTTAAACCAGGTGAGCAAGTCACGTACAAACCCACTGAACAACGTGCTACTATAGAGGCCTTGAGTAAAGACGGCACCCAAGCACGAATTCACGTGGCAAGTGGTATGGGTGGCCGATACTTTAATTGCAAAGTTGTTGATCTAAAACCATTGGGTCGTGGTGTGGCGGAAGTAGCACCGCCGGGTGCCAAAGCTGAACGCATGGTCAAGCATATTAAAAAGAGTTTAAGTAAAGATGGCAAACTCAGCAACAAAGACAAAGCCATTGCTTATGCTACAACCTGGAAAGCACACAACGCTGGTAAAGTAGAAGAAGCCCGACCAGAAGATTTACCCGGTATTGATTACGACCGTCCGGGTGATAGACCACGCAAACAATCCAGTGGTGAACACAATCCATATCCTTACAGCCCAGAAGAGGACGATAATTACTTCCGTAGCATCTTCCGCAAAAAGCGCGAAGCGGCCGCCAAAGCAAAAGCACAAGGTGGTGCATTGAAAGAATTTGCACCCGGGCAAGGTGGTGGCGGTGGCAATTATTTCCAAGCCCTAGCTAGTGCTTGGTATAATGGCACATTCAATACTGGCAGTTTAGGTAAAGGTATCAAAAGCCAACAAGATGTAGAACGATTGTTACAACGTGGAATCTTATGCCCAGACGGTGTAACTCGTAAGTTTGGTATAGATTACAATTCAGACTTTGATGGTGTTGTTATATCCAGCGACGACTACTATGAACACGCTGACTATAACGATCAAGGTCAAGAAGTTGACAGTCGCACAGGTCAAAAGTGGGGCCCATATGACTACATGGAGTTTGATGATTCTGAATTGGACGAAAGTTTAAACGAATTGTCAACAGAAAAACTAGCACAATATAAAACAGCCGCGGCACTTGATGCTGGAGCTGCCGACCGAGCTGGCAACTTTGAGCGTGGTGATAAACGTTTTAGTGGCATTGTACGTGCAACCAAAAAACAATTTGCCAATGATCTTAAAAAACACAAACCTGTAGCAGAAACACCAACCGATTATCAAAAGCGCCGTCAACGTGAACGTGATGTAGATGCTGGCCGTCCAGTAAAACCCTTACCTAAAAATCCACAGACTGACTATGCCCGTAAACGTGCCAAGGATCGTAAGGATATGGAACTGGGCGAAGCTACTCCTAATCGTTCTGGTCACAATACTTTGAGAGATAAAGAAGATTATCTAGACAAACGTGATCATTTACAGCAACAACTAAATTTACCAGGGTTAACCAAACAAGATAGAGATTATATTCGTCAACGCCTGTTAGACTTGGAGTTTGCAGCACGTAAAGCCGGTTTAAATGAAGAAAGTTCTACCAGTAGTGATGCAGTCGAACGTGCTATCTTAAATCGCATTATGGTGGCAAACACAGACTTGTTGATGAAGTTTGGCCCAGAGAAAGTTATGCAGGCCGCAGAAGAAGTTGCTTACAACGTAGGCGATGTTGATGAAATTGGCACCAGCGATGTCAGTGCTTATGTTAATCAAGTACGACAAATACTTGGCGTGGAGGCCTAATGAAAAAAATACTAGTAGCAGTGGCTGGCGTAGCAGTAGTTGCGGCAACAATATACGCTTTTTCACATATAAAAAATTCAGGCACAACCAAAGCTGAGTCAAAGACTACATCAGGTCTAACAACTTGCGATGGTGAGTATGCTTTATGTGCGGCAAGTACTTGCAAGCCCACAGGTAAAACAATCACTGGCACCAACGGAACACCTTATCCTGAAGTCGAATGCCGTTGTCCCATCCTTAAAGGTCGTGCCATTGCTGATACCAAGGCTGGCAATATGACAGGATCATGCACACCAACAGACAGCCAACATGTTTGGAGCCTGTTCGCACCTAAGTTATACTATCCACAAGAAGCCAGTAACTTTAGCAACCGGCCAAAAGATATGAAGGCTACAATTCAAAAGTGTGATGCCAGTTTAAATCTTGGTGCCAAGTCCAGCAACTGTTTTAGTTGGAACTGCAAGATTGGCGCTGACGGCATTGCTGTATGCTCTTGCCCTACAGGACAAGTGGCCGCAGCAACTACATTCTTAACTGAAGCCGGACAAGGCAATCCAGAGGCTTGTGCTCAGTATCCTGTGAGCTTGCCAATACAAAACCCGCCAGGTAACTAAATGCGAGCCAGTGACTTTGAAATTCGCAATCACGACAAGCTAGATACAATCCTAGTGCGTCTTTGCGAAATGGTCATTGAAGGACAAAAGAAGGATCCTGATGAATATGGCATGGTTGCCGCGGCTGTGCTGGATCCTGACAACAACTGTGTGGCCGCATTGAACTATCGCAACAGTCAAGGTGATGTGCATGGTGAGCGGGCCGCAATAGATGCTTATCATGATCGTTTTGGTGAGATCCCTAAAGGCAGTATTATCTTAACCACTTGTAGTCCTTGCACTGAACCCATGTCAGATCGTGTAGGGGCCAGTTGTCGAGACCTAATCAATAGCACACCAGTACACAAAGTCTATGCCGGCTACAGAGATCCTAGTCAACAGACCGACGCTGGCGATAAAACTTATCATTTACAAATAACAAAGAATAAAAAAATACAACAGCTATGCGAAGCCTTTGCTGCGACTTGGCTACGAAATGAATTAAACGAACTCAGTTTCTTAGGATCGCCTTGCACCAAAGACTGTTCAGGTCATAGAGCTGGCTATGCGTGGAGCCAAAGCAAAGGTGGACGTGTTGCACAAAGTCCATTTAGTCCCAGCTTCAACAATGGTAGTCAGCTACATGTGGACGGTAAGTAAACATATGAACGAATACCCAGTATATCCTGAGGAAGATGGAAGTGATACTCCAAGAAATCCTTACTCACCAGTCTAATATCGACGAGTCCAGCGGTTATAGTCTTGCGGGCAGTTTTACCCGTGACCTCATAGCCAGCAAAGTTTGGCTACTTACGGAATTAGAACAAATACAACAGCACTATACCACTATGTATATCCTAGGATCATGGTATGGTAACTTAGCTGTGTATATGACTCTGCAACCCACTATCCAAGTAGATCGCGTTATCAATGTAGAAACCGATACAGAAATGCTAGACACCAGTCAACGTATCCTGGATCGCGTTGGAGCCCAAAACGTCAACTCAATGTTGGCCGATGCTAACAAACTAGATTATAGACAATTAGGCAGTGCAGGTGTTGTGGTTAATACCAGCCTAACCGAAATGCCAGAACAGGCTTGGTTTGACCACATACCCACTGGTACCATAGTAGCTATGCAGGCCAGAGATCGAGACCCTGGTGTCAAATATCACAGTGTCGGTGACATTCAACGTAAGTATACATTGAGTCGTGTTTTGTATCACGGATCAATGCGACTCAGAGATCCAGAAACAGAATACACACGCTATATGACAATTGGCGTGAAATAGAACACCCTTAGGACCGCACTAGTTGCGAGGGTGGCCGGGTGCTGGCCTAGTGTAACGATTCGCTACCGTGAAACTAAAAGTGACCAATTTTATCAAATGAAAAAAATCTTTATATGCGGCGATAGTTTTGGATGTCCCGATCTTGGTTGGACTATAGATCCATGGCCAGTGTTGTTGGCCAACCAACTGGGTGCAGACTACACTGTGACAAATTTATCAATATCATGTGCATCCAACTTGTTGATTAGAATCCAAGTGGATCAGGCCATTGCTGACCAGGCTGATTTTGTTATCTTGTTGGGCACAACCTGCACTCGTAGTCAAGGGCGTGTTCGAGACTCTGACCAACCGCACACTGCCCTGTATGATCGTTTTGTACGTGTGGGCAACACCAATGACAATGCTCACAAACGAGATTTGGCCTGTTATTCAATACCGTCCTTAGATGAAACCTGTGTGTTTGACAAGAGTGACATTGCTGTTATAAAAGATTACCAATATAGATTGTTTGACCTAGACTTGGCCATTTACGAAAATCAATGCATAATTGAAAGTTCATTGCACACACTGAAACAACACAATGTACCGTTTGTGTTTGATCAAGGCGGATTTGAAAATGCCATATTTGGCAATGTGCGTAGAACCGATTACTTTGCAGAGTTTGATCAGCATCGTAGCCAAATCAATCAATGGACCTTGTCCAGTTACTTGCCTAACGCAAATATGGCTCATTTTCATATTACCGATCCGGCAGTTCATGCCCAAATAGCCGATTATTATCAAACAATTATTGAAAATTTTTGTTGACAGCCGTGACAAATTAACATATAATAGTAGAACACAACAGGAGATTTAAATGTCTAACAGCAGAACTTTTAGCGGCGCAGAACAAGCCAAACTTACTCAAGTAATCAACGAAGGCATGCAGGTCATGATGGAAATTGAGACCCTAACTGGCGGACTCAACGACACAGTCAAGGCCATTGCCGAAGAAATGGACATCAAACCCAATGTGCTTAAAAAAGCCATCCGTTTGGCACACAAGAGTGAATTTGGTCGTGAGCAACAGGATCATGAATTGCTAGAAACAATTTTGACCAGTGTAGGCAAGACCTTATAAATATTGTTTTACAACAATTGAGTCGTTCACATTACGAACATGAATCATGGCTAACCGGCCATAAACGGAGAAAAATTTGAGTTATATTGATGCGCTATTTGATCGTGAACACGATCGCATACATGTAGTTGAACGGAAGGATGGCCAAAGACGCTATCAGGAGTATCCGGCCAACTACATCTTCTACTACGAGGATCCTCGTGGTAAATTCCAAAGTCTATTTGGCACACCTGTCAGCCGTTTTAGCACAAGAAACAACAAAGAGTTTCGCAAAGAAATTCGCATACAATCAGGCAAGCAACTGTATGAGTCGGATATCAACCCAATCTTTCGTTGTCTTGAAGAAAACTACAAGGGCCAAGACGGTCCTAAACTAAACGTAGCGTTCTTTGACATTGAAGTGGACTTTGATCCCGAACGTGGTTTCTCGCCAACAACAGATCCATTCAATGCTATTACTGCTATATCAGTTTATCTAGGCTGGTTAGAACAAATGGTCACACTGGTTGTTCCACCCAAGCACATGAGTCGTGAGACTGCGGATGAAATTGCTCAAGAGTTTGAAAACTGCATTGTGTTCGAGCGTGAAGATGAGATGTTAAAAACATTCCTGGATCTTATTGAAGATGCAGATGCGCTGTCGGGCTGGAACAGTGAAGGCTATGATATCCCTTACACAGTAAATCGTGTTACTAGAATCCTCAGCAAAGACGATACACGCAGATTCTGTTTGTGGAATCAATATCCTAAGAAACGCACATTCGAACGCTTTGGTGCAGAGAATGAAACTTACGATTTGATTGGTCGTGTGCATATGGACTATATGCAACTGTATCGCAAGTACACATACGAAGAACGTCACAGTTATAGTTTGGATGCCATTGCTGAATATGAGTTGCAAGAAACCAAAACAGTGTTTGAAGGCACATTGGATCAACTGTACAATCAAAACTTTAAAAAGTTTATTGAATACAACCGTCAAGACACAATGATTTTGGCCAAGCTGGATAAGAAGTTAAAGTTCCTGGATCTAGCCAATACACTAGCACATGAGAACACTGTGTTGCTCCAGACAACAATGGGTGCTGTGGCTGTGACTGAACAGGCCATTATCAATGAAGCACACGAGCGTGGCATGGTTGTACCCAATCGTAAAGAACGCTACAGTGATGAAGACACCCAGGCCGCGGGTGCGTATGTTGCGTTTCCAAAAAAAGGCATACATGAGTATGTAGGCAGTATAGACATCAACAGTTTGTATCCTAGTGCTATTCGAGCACTTAACATGGGACCAGAGACCATTGTTGGACAGTTACGACCCATTATGACTGATCGTTATATTGGTGACAAGATGCGAGGTGGTAGCTCATTTGCCGGAGCATGGGAAGGTTTGTTTGGCAGTTTAGAATATGAAGCAGTAATGGCCACAGAGCCCGGAACAGAAATTACCATTGACTGGAAAGATGGCGAAGAGTCAGTTCACAGTGCCGCTGATGTATGGAAGATTATTTTTGACAGTAACCAGCCATGGATGCTTACAGCTAACGGTACTATCTTTACCTATGAAAAAGAAGCAGTTATTCCTGGCTTGTTAAAACGCTGGTATGCAGAACGTAAAGAAATGCAGGCCAAACTTAAAGAGTGTAAAAATGCAGAAGATGAAGAGTATTGGGACAAGCGTCAACTGGTTAAAAAGATTAACCTCAACAGTCTCTATGGTGCTATTCTTAATCCTGGTTGCCGTTTCTTTGACAAGCGTATTGGTCAAAGCACAACTCTTACTGGTCGTGCAATTGCCCGGCATATGGATGCGTATGTAAACGAATGTATCACAGGCAAATACGATCACACAGGCGAAAGTATCATTTATGGTGACACTGACTCTTGCTACTTCACCGCATATCCTATACTCAAGCCAGAAATTGAAGCCGGCAATATGCAATGGTCAAGAGAGATTGCTGTTCAACTGTATAATTCGATTGCTGATCAAGTCAACGATAGCTTTCCAGGTTTTATGGAACAGGCATTCCATGTGCCTAGAGAAATGGGCGATGTAATCAAGGGTGGACGAGAGATTGTGGCCAGCAAAGGTTTGTTTATTACCAAGAAGCGTTATGCTGTCATGTACTATGACAAAGAGAACAAGCGTGTAGACACACATGGTGCACCGGGCAAAGTAAAAGCCATGGGCCTGGACCTGAAGCGCAGTGATACTCCCAAGGTGATTCAAGAGTTCTTGAGTGAAATTCTTAACGATGTATTGATCGGCGCCACTCGTGAAGATATCATTGAAAAGATTCGTGAATTCAAATACAAGTTTAAAGAACGCCCAGGTTGGGAAAAAGGTAGTCCCAAACGTGTAAACAACTTGACCAAGTACGGCAAGGAAGAAGAACGTCTGGGCAAAGCCAACATGCCAGGACATGTGCGAGCCGCACTCAACTGGAACAACCTGCGTAGAATGAACAGTGACAAGTATAGTATGCAGATTGTAGATGGTATGAAAACCATTGTGTGCAAACTTAAAACTAATCCATTAGGGTGGACCAGTATTGGCTATCCTACAGACGAAACTCATTTACCGCAGTGGTTTAAAGACTTGCCTTTTGCTGATGCGGAAATGGAAGCCACAGTGGTAGATCAAAAATTAGACAACTTGTTGGGTGTATTGGACTGGGATTTAGCCAGTGCCACCAATACAGAAAACACTTTCCAAACATTATTTGAGTGGTAACATGAAACTGAGTGAATTAGTAACTTTATACAATCATCTTGCGTCATTAACTGTGACTGATATTCAGTCCACCACTGATCAAAGAGTTAAACAGATTGTATACGAAATTGAAAGAGCTCCAGAACGGATTGACAATTTTTTAGAAAAAATCAATGACGGTAACCAATTGTTACACAAATCATTTGAACAGTTTGAAAATGATTTATTGCAATTAAAACTTGCTGTGAAGCAATTGATTCGTGATCAAGAACCAGAGTGGCTACAAAAAAGTTATACGTTTTATGAAAAAACCTTAACAAACCGTGATGCACAAAGACCTGAGGCTGTGCAATGGAATCGTAATCGACAATTGTTGATTACTGAAGATACAGATTCTTTTATAAGATCTCGACTGACAAGATATTCAGATTGGCATTACTCAGCCATGATTATACATCCCATGCATGAAACTTTTATAGATATTTTGGTTGGCAGTGATCCTATATACCTGGTTGATGAGAGCCGTTACTTGCTGGAACCTGTGTTACAAAGATTCAACGAAGTATATCGTCGTAGATTACGTCCGTATGCAATTGAAGAGTCATTTGATTATCCTATTCTGGACAAGTTACCGAACGGCCAATTTGGTCTTTGTTTTGTATATAATTATTTAGACTTTAGGCCATTTGAAATTATAAAAAAATATCTCAATGAAATTTATCAGAAACTTTGTCCAGGCGGCACATTGGTCATGACATTCAACGACTGTGAGCGAGCCATGGCAGTAGAAAACGTTGAAAACAATTATGGCTGTTACACTCCTAGCTATCTAGTAGAACAATTGGCCATGACTCTGGGCTATGAAATTACATTTAAATGGACTGACGGCGGACCCAGCACTTGGTTAGAGTTACGACGTCCCGGACAATTGACTTCTCTTAGAGGTGGACAGGCCTTGGCCACACTGGTTCCTAAACCAGAGAAACCCAAACCAGTCGAGGTTGCGGTTGTTGTTACTGAAGACCCAGAGATAGCTAAAAAACTCATAGCCGACGAGTTGGCCGAACTACGCAGACGAGCAATTGAATTAAAAATTGACACGCCAGACAAAATTAGATATGGGTACACGTTAGAAAAACTCAGAGCTATACTTGACAAAAAATAACCAAAACAGTTGCAAAATCTAAATAAACCCTGTATACTTAACAACAAGGAGAATTATACATGAAAGATCATTTACTAGACTTAGTAGAACACACAGTAAAATTAGGTTGTATTGACCTAGTTAAAATCACCGGCGATGACAAGTCAACTGCCATCTTTGGTGTGGCCGAAGACCGTAGCGT